GGGGGATAACTGGTTAAATTTTGAGTTTTTCCTTGCAACAGAATTAGGTAAGACAGTAAGCGAACTTAGAACACAACTCACTGAGGAAGAGTTGGTATTTTTTGCTGGATATTATGAGTTAAAACGTGAACGAGAAAAAAAAGAGATTGATGCAATGAAACGCAAATCAAGATATAGTTAAAGGAGTTATTGTTTAGTCGTGGCAGTTTCCAATGTAGAACTAAGAGTTGGTGCTACCCAAGCGATTACAGCATTAAAAAATGTAAATACTCAGGCACAAAAATTTAATCAAACTGTAAATGGAACAAATAGCAAATTAAAAGATGCAAATAAAGCATTACCAATACTAGGCAAGGGATTTTTTGGTGCTGGTGCTGGTGCAAAAGGGGCTGCTGTAGGTTTTAGAACTGCTGGGGCTGCGTTAGCAACAGCATTAGGCCCCATAACTGCTGGACTTAGTTTAGTTGCTGCTTTAGGAAAAACATTTGGAAATTTAGCTCAACAAGACTTTGCTACTGCCAAAGTTAAAACTCTTGGAGTTGATGTAGATGCTTTAAATCCAAAATTAAAAAGTTTATCTAATGAACTAAGTGGTCAAGTGTCTTCTTTGGATCTTTTATCAGCATCTTATGATGTAGCGTCTGCTGGCTTTGGTGAGGTGGCAGAACTTTCAGATGTCCTTAAAGCATCACAGTTGGGTGCAACTGGTGGATTTTCTGAATTAGCTACTGTTGCTGATGCTACTACCTCTGTTCTTAATGCTTATGGTCTTGAATCAGATCAAGCAGCAAAATTAGTAGATGGATTTATACAAACACAGAATGATGGTAAAATTGTTGTAGATCAATATGCACAGCAAATAGGACGTTTAGCACCTATAGCGGCTGGTGCTGGTGTTGGAATAGATGAACTTAATGCTGCAATATCTACTGTTACTGCAACTGGTGTTCCTGTTGAATCAACCTTTGCTGGACTACGACAAGTTATTGCTGCGATACAAAAGCCGACCAGTGAGGCATCTAAAGCGGCAAAAGAGCTAGGAATAGACTTTAGTGCAACAGCTTTAAGCACAAAAGGTTTAGGGGGTGTTCTAGAGGAGCTTGTTGCAAAGGGTGGTGCTAGTGAAGAAACCCTAGCAAAATTCTTTGGGTCTGTTGAAGCAAGAACAGCAATATTACCTTTGTTAAATGACCAGCTTGTTAGCTTTAATAAAAATTTAGAGAATCAGGCAAACGCACAAGGGACTGCGGCTGAAGCTGCATTTACAGCGTCAAATACAATTCAAGGACAACTTACAAGGCTTGGGACTGCATTTACAAATTTAACAACAGAGGGGTCTGAATTTGGAATAATAATACGAGAATCTCTTAAAGTTGCTGCTGTTACAGTTGAAGCTTTAAAAAGTGCTTTTGAATTAATACTTGCACCAGTAAGAGCGGTTACAGCCGCAGTAGGAGAAATAGGAAAAAATATTGCACAAGCTTTAGGAATAGAATCAACAAACGTATTATTTAACTTAGAACAGGGCTGGATCGGTATAAAAGAAGCAATAACAACAACAAGCAAAAGAGTTGAATTTATAGGCAAGGTAATAGGTGGAGTTATTGGTGTAACTATAAGAAATTTAATTACATTAAGAGAAAATCTTATAAATGGTTTTGTAGAGGCAACACAGCCTGTAGTTAATTTTTTTGAAGGTGTTGGGAAGTTAGTTGCTGGCACTGCACAAAACATAGTTAAGTTCTTTCAAAGAGCATTTGAAAAAATTGTTGCTCTCATACCAGAACCATTAAAAAAACTTCTTGGTGGTATTGAATTGCCACAAGTAGATTTGGACGTTAAATTTCCAAAATTTAAAAATCCTTTTCCAAAAATTAAAAATTCTGTTGATCAATTAATTCCAAAAATTATCGAATATTCAGAGGTTGAAGGACTTGTTACAAAAGAAGTAAATGAGCAACTTGACGCAAAAAATAATATTGTTACTACAACTGGAAATATAAAAACAGGTGTTGAACAATTAACAGAGGCAGAAAAGAAAGCAAAAAAAGAAGCTCAAGAACTTAAAGATACATTTATGGAAATTGGTAAAAGCGTTGAGGATGGAGTGGTTCAAGGATTAACTGATGCTGTTATGGGTACAAAGTCTTTAGCTGAAGCTGCTACAGGTGTATTAAATAAATTAAAAAGACAGCTTGTCGAGGTTGCTATGCAAAGGGCTGTTTCTGGTTTAGGAGATGCTGTTGGTGGATTTCTTGGTAATGTGTTTGGTGGTGGTAAAAAAGGCGGTGGTATTGGTGGATTTATAGGAGGGTTATTTGGTAAAAGAGCAAGCGGTGGCCCTGTTTCTGCTGGCGGTGCTTTCCTCGTAGGGGAGCGAGGGCCTGAGATTTTGCAAATGGGGTCAAAGGGTGGCAATATTATTCCCAATAACAAAATTGGTGGCGGTACTGTAAATAACATTACAATTAATGTAGATGGTTCTGGTATGGACACTCAAGGATCAGCAGAGCAAGGCGGTAGGCAACTTGGAGAGCTTATTGCATCTGTTGTTCAAAGCACCATTGTTCAAGAACAAAGATCAGGAGGTTTATTAAATCCATAATGGCAACATTTCCTTCAATCACTCCTACTTATGGGATGCGAAAAAAAAGCAACCCAAGATTTAGAATTACTGCTCTTGGTGATGGATATGAATTTAGAACAATATCAGGGTTGCCTCTTACACAAGATCCGAAAGTATATGATCTTACTTTTAATGTTTCTGAAACACAAGCTGATGTCATAGAGGCTTTTTTACGAAGTCGTGTAAACGATCAGGCAAGTTTTACATTTACTCCACCAGCAGAAGGATTCACAAAAACAGGTACATATTCGCAAAGTGGAACTACAGTGACAATAAGTATCACCTCGCATGGAGTCGCTATAGGTGATGTTTTAACTATTGATTACACCTCTGGCTCAGCAACTGATGGTGATTTTGCTGTTGTATCTGTAACCAATGATGATGCGTTCACTGTTACTGCTGCTGCCAGTGCAACAAATAGTGGCAATGTATCAATTACTCTTTCTGGGGCAGGACAATATGTTTGTGAATCTTGGACAAAATCTATCCCTTATAACGAAAGAGCTATTATTTCTACAACATTTAGAGAAGTATTTGAGCCATAATGGGAAATCCTGTATCAGAACTACAACAACTCACAAATAAATCAATCATTGAATTATTTTCTGTTGAATTAAAAGCTGATGTTCATTACACAAAGTCTGCAAAAACAGCCACATATTCGCAATCGGGGCAAACTATAACTATCACTCTTAACTCACATGGATTTTCGACAGGTTTAATTCTTAGTCTTGATTTTACCTCTGGTAACGGAATTGATGGAGTTTATACAATTCAGACAGTTGCAACAAATACTTTTACAGTTACAGGTACTACCTCACAGTCCACAAGTGGAAATGTCTCATTTAATGTAAACACAACTATTGCAGATGATACTGTTTTTTTATTTCACTCAGGTAATAACCTCAAAGATAATAATGATTTAGTATGGCAGTCGAATACATACGCAAGGATGCCTTGTGAAGCAGATGGGTTTTCATATTCTGGAAAAGGAAAGCTACCTAGACCCACATTAACCTTTTCAAATATTCTCGGAAATATTACAACAATTTTGCAAAAAGTAAATCAAACAACCGCTTTTTCTGATTTGACAGGAGCAAAAGTAATACGAAGACGCACACTAAGTAGATTTTTAGATGCTGCAAACTTTCCAAGTTCTATTAATCCCTATGGCACACCAGACCCATCAAGCGAATTGCCACAAGAGATTTATTTTATTGAAAGAAAAGTGACAGAAAACAGAGATATTGTACAATTTGAATTAGTAAGTACTTTTGATTTAATTGGTGTTGGAGCACCAAAAAAACTTGTTACAAGAGCCGATTTTCCTTTAGTTGGCACATTACAAAATTTCTAAAATGACTTGGAAATATGATTTTATAAAATATGCAGAACAGCAAGCACCAGATGAGGCCTGTGGTTTGGTTGCGATTGTTGAGGGTAAAGAAATATTTTGGCCTTGTAAAAATATTGCCGAAGATCAATTTGAATTTTTTGCTTTAGATCCAGAAGACTGGGCAGAGTGCGAAGATAGAGGGGGAGAAATATTAGGTGTTGTACATAGTCACCCTACAGGCTCATCTGAACCCTCTGATGGTGATAAAGCTTCATCTGAGTATGTTGGTTATCCATACTACATTTACAGCGTTGAGCATAAAAGTTGGAACATTGTTAATCCTTCGGGTTGGAAAGCACCTTCACTTATTGGAAGAACATGGGTTTGGGCAAAACAAGATTGTTGGAGTTTAATTAGGGACTATTTTGAAGAAAAATTAAAAATAAATTTAAGAGAATGTTATAGACCAAAGAATGTGCGAATTTTCGTGGAAAATCCTTATTTTGAAAAAATTTTAACAGAATCAGGCTTTACTGAAGTAGAAAAAGATAAAATAAAAAAAAATGATGTTTTGTTAATGGAAGGTCACGAACAAAAACTAAGTCATGTTGCTTTATATTTAGGTGACAATTTAATTTTGCATCACGAGATAAAAAAACTTAGTTGTAGAGAATTATATGATTTAGATTATATTAAAGCTACACAAAAGGTTTTTCGATATGCAGCTTAAAAAAATAAAAGTTTACGGAAAACTTAGGCAATTTTTGGGTCAATCTACTTTTGAAGCTGCTGTAAAAACACCACAGCAAGCGGTTAATTTTTTAAGAGCTAATTTTGTTGGCATTGATAAACACATGAATGAACAGTTATATAAAATAAAAATTGGTGGAACCTCTGTTAGTGGTGAATTATTAAATATGAGTGCTAGTGGTGATATACAAATTATTCCAGTAGCAGTTGGGGCAAAAAGTATTTTTAAGAGTGTTGGTAAAGCAATCAGTAGTGTTGGTCGTGCAGTCACAAGTGTTGCTAGTACTGCTGTAAATTTTGTTGCTAATAATGCTTTATCAATAGGTGCTACGCTTTTAACTGGTGGGGTTGGTGGAGTTTTAACAAGTCTTGGTACGTCAATGATAATTGATGGTGTGACTTCTCTTCTTTCTCCGCAAAGACCAGCATCTTCAACGTCTGCTGTTGGTGATACAGACCCTGCTATGCGTGGATCATATAATTTTAATGGTATTCAAAATGTTAGCTCTAGTGGTGTTCCGATTCCAATTTTATATGGCCTTGTTTATTCTGGCTCAATTATTATCAGTTCTTCGGTAGATACTACCCAAATAGTCAAGGAGATTTCTTAAATGCCATTTCTTGTTGGAGCCGAAGATTTTTCAAATATAGCAAGACAAATAGTTGATCCTGATTTAGTAGATGGTGGACTTAGGTCAAAACAATTTGCAACAGTAATAGATTTATTAGGTTATGGAGAAATAGATTCAATTTTTGATATTGGCGGTAGTGGGTCAGATACTTTTAGAAAAAGCGTATTTTTAAACAATACGCCATTGTTAAATCCAAATGGGGATGAAAACTTTTCTGATGTAGAAATATTTTTTAAGAATGGTGCATCAGATCAAACAGCATTGCAAGAAATTTCTTCAACAGCAAATACTGTACCTGTAGGTGTTGCGGTTACCAATTCTTCATCTGTATCAAGAACAACAAGTTCAACTGCTTTTGATCGCTTAAGAGTTTCAATACAGTTTCCTTCATTACAAGAATTTAAAACTGATGGAAACATTGATGGTGTAGAAGTAAAAATGTCTATCAGAATCACTGAAAATGATGGTACTGTTCATAATCCAGTTGTTGAAGATGTAATAAATGGAAAAGCAACAAGTCCATACATAAAAGATTACGAAGTAAAACTTGCATCTTCTTTAAGCTTTCCTTTAACAGTTACAGTCATAAGAAACACTGCTGACTCTACAACAAGTCAATTACAAAACGCTTCAAATTTTTTATCTTTTACAGAAATTCTTACAGATGCAAGAGCATATCAAGGTTTTGCTTATGTTGCTTTAAGATTTAATGCTCAAGAATTTCAATCTTTCCCTTCTCGAAAATATCGCATCAAAGGAACAAAAATTAAAGTTCCACATGGAACAACAGTTGATTCAAACAATGGAAGAGTAATTTACCCAGCAGATTATGTTTTTAATGGAACTTTTAAAACTGATAAAGAGTGGTGTTCAGACCCAGCTTGGGTTTTATATGACATATTGACAACTGATAAAGGTTTTGGAGGCTCTGACGGCCTTATACAGGAGGACTCATTAGATGTATTTTCTTTTTACTCTGCAAGTGTTTATTCTAGTGAACTTATTACAGACCCAATAACTAACACAACAGAGCCACGCTTTTCGACAAATATAATTTTAAATCAAAAACAAGACGCATACACCCTTATTAATGACCTTTGTTCGATAATGAACGCAATGCCTTTTTATGGTGTTGGTACATTACAACTATCACAAGATCGACCTACAAATTTAACAACAGGTACATCTGACCCACAATATTTATTCACTAATGCAAATGTCACAGAAAATGGATTTACTTATCAGGGTGCTGGACAGAGAACCAAGTTTACTGAGGTTGAGGTTTCATATTTTGACAATGATACTCAACAAATTAATTATGAACTAATTACCACAGATCAAATCACAGCTTTATCTGATGCAATCGGAAAATTTGGTAGAACAAGGAAAACAATCAAAACTTTTGCTTGTACGTCAAGAGGCCAAGCTAATAGATTAGGTCGGTGGTTTTTATACTCAAATCACAAAGAAACTGAGGTTGTAAGTTTCACAACGACCCTAGAAGCTGGTGTAATAGTTAGACCATCAACAATAATCGGAATTGCTGATTCATTAAGGGCTGGTGTTCGCAGAGGTGGCCGTATCAACACAGGTGTATCGACAACTCAAATAATTGTGGATGATGCTAATGATACAGATTTAACAACTGAAAATTCAGCTACATTATCTGTTGTTTTGCCTGACGGCAGTATGGAAACTAGATCAATTAGTACTATTTCTGATAAAACAATCACAGTATCTTCCGCTTTTTCAGCAGTACCACAAGCAAACAGTATCTGGGCTATTGAAAACACAGCCGTTGAATTTCAAACATACAGAGTTTTATCAATAACAGAACAAGATAAATTTAATTACAACATAGTTGCAACTATTCATGACACTAATAAATATGCACAAGTTGAGGACACAACTGTTGCCGCAGATCCAAGAAATATTACAACTTTATTAGATGAAAAACCTTCTCCTTCTAACCTATCAGCCATAGAACAAATTGTTGTATTAAATAATCGTGCTGTTTCAAAAATATTTGTTACATGGGAGCCTGTGAAGGGTGCAAAAGAATATTTGGTGGAATTTCAATTTGAAAAAGATAATCCAGAAAGAATAAGAGTTGCAAGACCAACTTTTGAATTATTTGAATCAAGACTAGGAACATACTCTTTTAAAGTTAAAACATATAATTCCTTAGGTGTTTTAAGTTCAACGACTTCAAGTATAGAAAGTTTCACTGCCGTTGGTAAAACAGCACTACCAGCAGATGTACAAAATGTTAAGATCGAGCCTCTGTCAGATCAGTTTGTACGACTACGTTTTGATCAATCAACAGACGTAGATGTTTTGCATGGTGGAAACGTGGTAATCAGATCATCAAATACCACTACAAACTCAACTTTTACTAATTCAGTTGACGTTTTGCCAGCACTTTCTGGAAACGTCAGCGAGTCGATTGTTCCAAATATTATAAATGGCACATACCACTTAAAATTCAGAGACGATGGTGGTCGTTTAAGTTCTGGTGATGCCTCTGTTGTAATGATTAATACAACGCCTAATGTTCTGCCAAAACTTATTGTTTTAGAAGATCGAGAGGACACTGATTCACCACCATTTCAAGGAACAAAAGTAGACTGTTTTTTTAGTGATGCATTAAGTGGACTTGTGCTTGGTTCATTAGCAACACTCGATGATGAATCAGATTTTGACTCTATAGCTGATTTTGATTTCTTAGGTGGTATAGATACCACAGGTGGTCATTATGACTTTGCAAATACTTTAGATTTGGGAGGTAAACAACCACTAAAATTACGCAGACATTTTGTTACTCAAGGTTTTTACCCTAGTGATTTGATAGACAGTAGAACAGCAAATATTGACATCTGGACTGATTTCGATGCAGCTACAGCATTTGATGTTGGTGCTTCCATGCTTGTAGCAACCACTGACCTTGATCCTGATTTGTCAGTATCAGCCACCTATGAACAAAGTGGTACGACCATAACAATCACAAAAAGCTCGCATGGATATTCTGTTGGTGATTTTGTGGTAATTGATTTTACTGCTGGATCTGCAACAGATGGTAATTATGAAATTGTCTCAGTACCAAGTACATCAACATTTACAGTCACTTCGGCCACAAGTGCAACCATATCAAGTGGAACATCTTGTACTTATGGAGCAAACTTTACTCAATTTAATCCTTTTGTAAATGGTATATATGTTGCTAGAGGCTTTAAATTTAGATGCGAATTAGATTCTAATGACCCTGCACAATCCATAGAAGTAGATCAACTTGGATATACAGCCGAATTAGAAAGTAGAACAGAAACAAGTCTCGGCAATGCAGGTGCATCTGCTGGTGGTTTTATAGCTTCAGGAACCTCGACAAAGTCAGTCGTTTTTTCTGAAAGTTTCTTTACAGGTCAATCTGGCACTAGCGTTGCAGCAAATTCTGTTTTACCATCCATCGGCATAACTATTGAAGATGCTCAGTCAGGAGATTTCTTCACTCTGTCAAGTATTAGTTCAACAGGTTTTGATATAGATGTAAAAAATGGATCAAGTCATGTTAATAGGAATTTCAAATACGCTGCAACAGGTTTTGGTCGTGGTAGTTAAGAAATGAAGTTTTGCTTGGAAAAAATCTTGAAAATGGGTAGAATGTGTTTAAATATTTATTTATTTTTATTTGTTATTACTTTTAAACTGTAATTAGCTTATAAAAATATAATTAAATAAACCTCAAATCCATTGGTATAACTGCAATGTCTCCAACCCATGATATGATAATTGACAACTCCACAGGAGCGAATGTCAGGGCAGATATTAATAACGCATTAGCAGCATTAGTAAGTAACAGTAGTTCAAGTTCAGAACCATCAACAAAATATGCATATATGTGGTGGGCTGATACAAATACTGGAATATTAAAAATCAGAAACTCATCCAACAACGCATGGGTAGAGCTTTTACAACTTGATGGTACATTAACTCTTGAGGATGGCTCAAACTCCGCTCCCTCACTAGGATTCCGTGACGATTTAGACACTGGTATTTTTTCAAGTGCAGCTAATAATTTAGATATAACAACAGGTGGAACTACAAGAGTCAATGTAAGTTCAACAGGTATAAATGTAACTGGAACAGTAACAGATGATGGGGCAACCCATGATGGCGATGTAACTTTTACAGGAGCAAGTGCCAATATAACTTTCGATAAATCGGAAGATGATCTAATTTTCAATGATAATGCTAAAGCTGTTTTTGGGACACTTTCTGACGGATTAGAGATATTTCATGACGGCACTACATCAAGAATAAAAGAAACAGGCACAGGTGATTTAACTTTTCAATCAAGTCATTATGACTTTTTAAATTTAGCTGGTGATGAATATATTGCACGACTTTTTAATGATGCTCAGATTGAGCTGTATTACGATTCAAGTAAGCGTTTTGAAACTACAAGTTCGGGCACACTTACAACTGGAGTTTTAGCAGTAAATGATGCAACATCAGCAACTGTTGGCAACAGAATTGCAGTTGGTACTTCTCAAGACTTAAAAATATATCATATTGGTGGTAATGACTCTTATATTAGAAATGCCACTGGTGATACCTATTTACAGGGTAATAATAGCGGTACTGTTGTTAATAATATTAAATTTGAAAATAGTGATGGATCTACAGAGCTTTTTTTTAATGGCTCTAAGAAGCTGGCCACACTTACCGATGGCGTGGATATAACGGGAACGCTAAAAGTAAATGGTTCTGCTTTTACATCAGGTGGTAAAGTTTTACAGGTTGTTCCAAAAGAAGATTCTACTGTCTATAATACAACCTCTCAATCCTACCAACAAGCAACGCAAAGTACCACTATTTCACTAAATAATAATTCAAATAAAGTATTAGTTATAGTAAATTTTATGGCTTATGCTGACTCTCGATCTAGTGGCCATTTAAGTGTTGCTGCTGCTTTATTCAGAGGGAGTGTTTCATCAGGAACACAGATAACTTCGGGAACACAACCTATGCTTTTTAGAAGTTCGGGGATTTCAACAGAATATTATAATGGATTTTGCACATTAATGTTTCTTGATACGCCCGGCGGAAACACAACCTATTCTCTAGGATTTAAACAGAATAACAGTTCGGGTTCCGAAGCCTACATATTCGGGTCGCAACAGCAAACAGTTATGATTCTACAGGAGATTGAACAATGACTTTAGATTATGATGCAATAAGAAAAGCCTATCCAGATGCTGTAACCATCAGTGATACAGCAGGGTCATTTAAGGCATTTAAAGAGGATGGCACTCAAATAACTCTTGTTCAGTCTAATATTGACGCTGCAAAGGTTACTTTAGAGGCAGAAGCGTCAGCAACTTTATACCAACGCCAAAGAACTGGCGAAGCGGGAACAACTGACACAATTTATCCTGATCTAGGCGAACAATTTGATTTACTATTTAAAGACATTGCTGCGGGTACTTTAACAACCTCTGGCAATCTTTACACTGCACTTAAAGCCGTAAAAGACAAATATCCAAAACCAAGTTAAAATTTATTTAAATTTAAATTTTTTATGTCAATTTCGTATACTTGGGAAATTAATGGCACGCAATGTAAAAGGGATATTGCGGATGGTTATTTTACCAATGTTGTCTATCGTGTAAAAGGCATGGATGATTCAGAAGAAAAAGCAAGACATACAGGTGAAATTGTTTTTACAAAGCCTGAATCGCTGCCATCTGATTTTATAGCTTTTGATACTTCAAAAAAAACACCCGATGAGTCAACTATGATCTCTTGGGTCAAAGATTCTTTAGGCACAACAGACGTTACAGCTATCGAAGCATCTTTAAAATCAGAAATTGATTTAATTAACACACCAGTACAAACAACAGGAGTCGCATTTTAATTATGGCTAAAACTAACGAAGAACTAGAACAAGAAATGCAGTTAATGGTTAAAAACATTGACAAAGCAAAAAAACTTCATGAACAATCGTTAACCCGATTAATACAAATACAGGCAATTTTGCAAGATCGTGCAAGTCAAAATGAAGATAAAAAAACTGAAGAAGTCAAAGCTGCTGACTAATTAATTTTTTCTATCTGTCTAGTCATCATGCTACCTATAAGGTATAAAGGCCCAAGAGTGGGAATAATTAAAAGCATTGATATAATTAAAGTGTGAGAAATTGCTTTCAG